AAATCACAGGATATTTATGGACAGAGGAAAAAGCCAAAGTTGGTGGTCATGATTTGCTTCATATTTTATATGGTAACGTAGGAAAATATTTGTGGATGAAGGTAAAATTTTAATGAATGATTATATTGTACATACTGGTTATGAAATTGAGTGCTTGAAATGTGGTGATATCACGATTGGAGAAAAGACTGAGTTGGGAGATTATCGTTGCACTATTTGTGGTACGGAATATGATGCAGAATCAGGTAGAGTAGCTAGCATCGAGGAAGCCTACGAGCATTATAAAACATATTTAGGCGCAAAAAAAGCAGGATTCTTCCCAACAAAAGAAGATGAAGAGGAATGGAAAAATGGGTAATATTCAGAATAAATTACCAGCAGTGGTAAACCCTGATGGCTATACACTAGAACAAGGATTAGCCTCAGTAGGAAAAGGCTGGGAAATTCTTATTAGAGTAGCTTTTAGATTTAAACCTGATAGCGTTAAAATTGTACAAGTAAAAGAAAAATTTGCGGGCCTTAGAATTTATACGCATTTTGTTGAGGAGGATGAGGATTTTGAATCACTTCTCAATATATTGGAGCATCAATCATATAGAATGTGTGAGTGGTGTGGCAAGGAGGGGACTTTGGATAATAGGTATTACTGGTTATTGACATTATGTGAACAATGTAAAAGGAAGCGCAAGCGAGAAAAGCAAAAAGTGTGGGTAGGATAAAATGGATGAAATTAATTGGAAAAGATATGCCGTTCGTTGGGCGCAAAATTTAATTCATGCGGTGGAAACACTAGAAATGGCAATAAATGCTATTCCTGATAAACCAGAATTTACGGAAATTAAATTGCGCTCAAATACACAAGAGATGAAAGACTTGGCGCAAAAGTTTATTGATATGGCAAAGAGTGTGAAATGACTAAGAAAAAGAATGACTATACATCATTAACAATAGCTGAGTATGAGGAATTTCTAAGACTGTATACTAAAGTCAAGGATATTGTAGACCCTCTTGGAAGGGCTAAACTACAAACACAAGATAATCATTATGAAGGAATTGATTCATTTAATTATGAAGGAGCTTATGTATATTATATGGATTATATTCCATATGGTGAAGGACAAGCTATATATACCGAATTGATTCCCGTTGATGCTATTCTCAATACAGACCGATATCTAGATGAATGGGAAAAAGAAATCGCACGCAAGCAAGAAATAGTTGAACTTCAAGAAGAAAAATGGCAACGTGCACAATATGAAAAGTTAAAGGTAAAGTTTGAAGGAAAAGAAAATGCCTGAATTTACATTAGAACAAATCCTTGATGCAATGGAAAAGAATAACTACAAGAAAGCAAAAGGCACTTATTTCAGAGTAGGCAGAAAAGCAGTAAGTGAACTACCTGAGATTGATGAAACCTTTAGTGCATGTGCTATTGGTCAAGCAGCCGCTAATCTGAAACAATCTCGTGGTGATTTTGTTTATTCTGTTTTGAGCAGATACAATATGGACCCTAAAAATATTTGTGAGCATCTTCGTTATAAGCGTTACGAAACTTTAGCAGATATTATCGTCCATCTCAATGATAGGCACAATATGACAGTAAAAAGCATTGCTAAACGAGCAAGAAAATTAGTAGAAAATAGCTCTAAAACTCCTTGACATGAAGGTATTGAGTATGATACAGTTATGTCAAGTTTAAACTGGATGCTAAGGGTGAGCGTTGCAAGAACGGAGAAAAGGAAGAAATGAAAAGAGTCACAATCAAGCAAGCACTAGAAGCTATTCGACAGAACGGGTATCCTCAAGAATTTATCGATGGTTATTTCAATACTGGATTAAGATTAGATGAAGAGCAAGAATTCGAAAGAGCTTGTGCAATCGGTCAAGGTGCAGTAAATCTCGGTGTTGATGCATTTCAGTTAGGTGGCTTATTGAAAAAAGTAAAATATGAAGATACAAATCTTTATTACTATATTGTTGATATGAATGATATTAAGAACAAATCACTAGAGGAAATCATGGACTCACTTCCAACTCTACCGGAGAAGGATTTGAGAAAGTGGAGTAACCTAAGAGAACGAAAGTATAAGTTTGTGGGCCTAAAAGATGAGTAGTCTACGGTTAGAAATAGAAGTAATCATTCCTGATGAAGATGATGCTAAAGAATTGTATAGCTTAGAGAGTGATGAAAATCTTTCGACTCCAGAATGGAAGCGTAAAACAGATAAGTGTATTCAAAAGATTCTAAGCTCTATCAAGGTTATATCTACGGCAGATGTAAGAGATTGGGAATTATTTCTATAAAGTCGGGCGCAAGAGTATCTATTCAAAATATATATGTTAATATATAAGGAATATAGTAGAGTATCATCAGATAGGATACGTGAAACAGTAGCGAAAGTAAAAATCGCGCTTGTTACGTTCAAATCAATACAAAATAACTAAAATCTTGTAAAATCCGAGAGATTTTACTGCGCTGCAAATCAAAAAGATTTGCAAGCAAGCACAAATCTGCGTTACTTAGTGCAATAAAATGTGTTAAGTAACGCATTTTTGTTTCTGTTTTAATAAAAGAAAAAGGATTAGCCCATAGATGAAAATGGTATTTAGTTGTAAAACAAAAAAGTAACCGTTCTGATTTTAAAGAACTCTCAGAACAAACTGTTATATATAAAATGACAAAAGTGCCAGAAAACACGGGTTTATACCCATTTTAAAAGGAAATCCTGAACGGTTACTATTTGAGCACAAATAAGAAAAGTTTACTAAACTTATAAAAGTCATTTTGAGTTTCAAAGTGAATGCCGTTACTAAAGGGTTACCGTCCTACTTGTATTCCATTATTCTGTTCTATATACTTGGGAAAGCGTAGCTTTCCTTTGCGCCCTTTTGGGCGCAAACATTTATCACCTATTTATGCTGATGATAAAGAAACCTTTACAATGCTTGACATTGGCCCTGACTTCTGCTACTCTATTGGTGCATCGGAAATAAGGAGGCCGATAGCTAACCGAATAAGGGTAGCCAATCTGGTACAAATCAAAAAGAAAGGATAGTACCAGAAATGATGCAAAAGATTGCTGCTACTACTTTTCGTGTAGATGGGATGCGAGTTTTGCCCGCACAAAACTCTGATGATATCTTTGTCATCAAGGGTACAGCATTTTGGGTGGGAGAAAAGAGACTCACTTCCACTAGCAGAAGCATCAGCAAAAAGCAGGCTGCTTCACCTGTTTTCAATGTTGATTTGAAAGCAAATACATTTACACTTCCGAATGGGAAGCGTGGACGGCGAGCAGTTGCAGGAATGTCACAAAATGATATTTCTGCCCTTCTTTCTTCACTAACTAAGTAACCTCATTCCAGATTGGCTATTCTTATTCAAATACAATATATTGTTATTGTATTTGATATTTATTCCTGTTCCTGTTTTGTTTAGCCCATAGATGAAAATACATAATTGAATTTTTATTTTATTTTCAAATTGAATTATTTAGCCCATGGATAGAATACTCGATTGTCATTTTGTGTTACAATCTTTGACCAGTTACTCAACAGATAGTGTGTGAATATATATGTATTTTGTGTTATGATTTTAGTCCTGTTATACTGGCTGTTACGTTGACCTGTATTGTGCGCACCCTATTGCTTGTCTATATCGGTAGCCGATATACGTATCGGCTTAGGTGTCCACCGAAGGTTAAGGTTCCTTAACCTGTCCTTAACCTCCCCTTGGTTGTATGGGGTCGCCCATACGCCTATTCTATGACCGTACCTTACAAACCGAATACGGGATAGGTGAAGTCGGGGGAAGGAATACCCTACCGTGGCTCGAACCTCCAACCCCACACCGGCCAACGTGCGAACCCTCACTGTGCAGGGCCTCCGCATCCTCGCTAGCGATAACGCGGAAGTCGCGTTCGTCGCTAAGTTCTTCGTCAACGGTAAGCCGAAGTCGCGCAGCGTCACCGTCGCGGAAGTTCGCAGCGGTGCGACAGCGAACCTCGCGGCTGGAACGCTCACACTTCCGAACGGCAAGCGCGGACGGCGCGCTACTCCGGGCATGACACCCGAAGCGTTCGCAGCCCATCTCGCGGCACTCGCCGCTAACTAGACCTAGTTCCGATAGCCTATTCCGTATTCAGTTTGTAGGTGCATATACAATATGTATATACATATAAAGAATAACAAACGTTAAGAAAACTTAATGTTTAGCCCATGGACAGAAACCTGTTCATGGGTTTTTTGTGTTCGGTGTTTTTGTGTTACATATTGGACGCGGTTCTGTTCACTGTTCTGTTCACTGTTCTGTTCGCTGTTCTATGTATCAGTAGGTGAGCCGTTACCCGTTGTGTATATATGTGCCCGCGCGCCCTCGCGCGCGCCCTCGCACGGGCTTCCTACCCTACGCTCTGGTGACATAGGGATATTGCTATATAGCAATACATCCACTAAGCATATATGACTAGTTGACTCTCGACGGTCGAACGCTCAGACTCAGGGCGTACCCGCCGCTGAGGGGACGGGGCACCAGAGCATCGGGCCTCCGGGTCCGGGGAAGGTAGGAACCGACGTGAAGCAACTAGTGGAGACTTTCTTCGAGAGCATGACGCGCGCTGGTGCGTGCCTAGTGCGTATCTCGGAACTCCTCGACGCCGCTAAAGCACCGGGGTTCCGAGAGGTCGAAGTAGGCGGGAGTGCCATCACACGAGAGCAGGCCGTCAACGTGCTGGGCGTCATGGCACGGGACATCATCATCATCCGCCAGCAGGCGGACGTACTCGCGCACATGTTCGGACTCGACCACGGGGATTGGTCGGCGCTTGCGAACGCTACGGTGGACGATGTGCAGCGTCTTAGTACGGACCTTGGGCCGACGTTCGACTCCGGGTCAATCGACGCCGCATACGACGACGTGGACGCGCTACTCGGTTCACTCGGGCTGGCCGTCGCGGACGACGACGACGTGCCGGAGGAGGAACGCTAGCAGCGCGCTAGACGCCCTCCCCCGTTCTCGCGGCGCTGGTGCCCAGCCCCAGCGCCGCGAAGCTATGTTATAGTACAAAAATATGGGGTATGGTTTTACAGCTTTTCAGATTCTTCTGTCCAAAAATGTAGAGAATAAAATTTTCCAACTTTTTAGAACCTCCCTACAAAATAATACTTGACAAGACGAACCCTCGTATGATATGATGTATCAAACACATAGTTTTGGAGAAGAGATGGTTAAAAGACTAGGCTCGAATGACGGGGCATTTCAAGGCTATACTGTTGATGAGGCTTTAGGTGTTATTGTTGGGGGTAAATCTGAGCCTAAAAAAACAAAAACTAAAATAGAGATGAAAGAATATATCGAAGATGCACCCGATAATCCTCAAACATATGATGAAACTGCTCGTGCTGCTGCTAAAATTGTTTTAAGCTTTTTGGAACGTCATCCAGAAGCCCATAATATGCCTGCCGACAGTGACATTGAATTTGATGGAAAAGCTGATTGGAACTCTTATCATATTACACGAGAAGGATTGAGTGATTATATTAAACGAATAGAACCTGAATTATGGAATAATCCAATTTTAGATGAACTTACTGGTTTTATGTGGGGCTGGGCTGTAAACGCTGCTCGAAGTGCGCTAAATCTTTCACCTGTTCCAAATCCAGCACTTTTAACTATTCAGATAGAGAACAAAGAATGAACGAAGAACAAATCTTAAAGCTGTTTGATGAACTTGGGAATCGATTGACACCCACAGCTTCTCATGTCTTTGAGCTTGCTGTACGTCAACAAATCATTATGGGCATATTCTTAGGATTTATTACTGTTATTATTCTTATGACAACCGTTTTCTCAGCTATTTATGCTTTTAAATATTCAGGAAACAAAAAACCCAATACGCTTGGCATACTGTTTTTTGGAGGTTTGATTTCAGTGTTCTCTTCAATATCTCCTTTGACTTTATTACTAAATCCTGAATATGCGGCATTGAAGGATTTGATTGAACAAATTCGTCCATAAAGGAAAATCGACAATGAATAAAAAACGATGGTGTTGTTTTGAGAAATGTACAAATGACGTTGAATTCAGTATTTTAGCACATCGCCAAAACGGAAGCAGTGCTGGACCAGACTTCTATAGTGATACAACAGAAGCTTGCGAAGCCCATGTTGGAGCGTTGCTCGGTTGGCAACCCAATGCAGAAAATACTGATGAAATCTGTTGGACTGTGTATCAAGAGGGAGGGACGCCATGACCGACCTGCTCGACCGCCTCAGTGCAGCGGTCCATCCCATGTGGCCTGACCGGCGCATGTTCGCGGTATCCGTGGGCGACCTCCGCCGCCTCCTCGCCATGGCCCGGGACGCGGAACGGCTGCGGGCGGCGCTGACTCTCATTGCGAAGAGCGAGAACGACACGCCCGGTACGCGAGCGGCAGCGCGATATGCGCTGACTGGCTCGCTGGAAGGCGTTGTTGACGAGATGCGTCGTGCCGCCCTCGAAGGCACCGCGCTCGCGGAGCCGAAGCAAGGCTCCGGTCCTCCGGGCAAGGGGCCATATGACCCTGACCGCATCGGGGCGCGCGTCGCTGCCCTCGAAGGCACCGACCGATGACCGATGACCGCGACGCTGCGGCGCTGGCCGAGAGGCTACTACAAATCCATTCATGGGACCTGTACACGGCCAAGAGCGAAGCGCGGGATATCCTCGGCGAGCACGGGAGGTTCCTGCCGGACGGCCGAAAGGCCGTCATCATACCCACGAACATCTGGCCATGGCCCGGACAAACTCGTCTGCCGTGGGAAGTCTGGAATGAGATACCGCATCCTGACGGTATGACTATTTACGACCCCGATGGTTTCCGATTTGGTGCACCAACTATCGTGACGTGGAGTGAGTTTGAGCGCGCACGAATGGAATGCACTATGGTCAGGCGGGACTCACTATAAAATATATATTAGTTATCTTTCTTATAGCGGCTTGCCAAACACCTATCAATGAAGGTACAGTTATTGATAAAGATTTTATTCCTGCCCACACATATACAACTCAAGAACCTAAATATGATTATGTTTGTGGGATGGAGCACAATTTCGATGGGGATTTGGAATATCGTTGCAATTATAGATGGGTAGGAACAATCCCTGTAATACATAATGCGCCCGATACTTGGGTTGTTACCCTTCGCAACTGCGAAGCTGATTGTAGAAATCAAGTACGTGAAATTTCTGAAAGTGATTTCAATATTATCCACATAGGACAATGGTATAAGATGGAAGATGAGTAATGAATATACTAATAAAATGCTCTATTCCTACGAGCAGCCATAAAAGTTTTCATTTTTGCACCCGACGTGGAAATATTTCTAGTTGTATTACCTGTAGAAAAATGGTCTGTACGTATCATTTAATTAGACATCATTGTGTTCTTGTGTAAGTTCGAATAATATATTGCGCGGGGAGGCCGAAATGCTATCCGAAACTAAATCTTGTAGTAGTTGTAAACATCCGTACATACAACATACCGGACGGTCTATTAGACCTGTCACTATGCCAAGACTTAAAGGAACCGATTTAGGCCCACCTGAACTCAGGTTAGGTCAATGGTGTGAGTATCGTATTGATTCCCGTCATACATGTTCCTGTCCAAGATTTGTTGATTATGCTTAACATTCATCATCAACACTATCTTGTTCTTCTATCTCGTTACAATCACAATCTTCTTCACCACAGATTGTACAAAAAAGTTCATCATCAGTCATATGTCACCGGGATACACCCAAACTTCGGGATTTTTGAGTCATATTCTTGATACCAATCCCCTATGAACCATGGGTCTGAATTAGGTATAAAGTAGATAAAAGTATGTCTACATTGCTTACAAAAACCTACCAGAGTTGGATTGTTCTTTTCACCCACAGGTAAAAAAGAATAAAGCCAATTATGGGATAAACTTCCATCTGTAGGTAAGACTGTCATCCTACTACCTCCGATACTCTTGTATTGTTTTCATGCATCGTATGTCCACTTACTTTAATGAAGTAGGCTTTTTCTCTTAATTCTGTTAAATTTCTTGCGCCCACATAAGACATTCCAGAGCGAATTCCACCAACTAGTTCCTTCAAGATTCTTGCTACCGGACCTCGTTCTCGCACATATCCAGAAATTCCTTCCTTCGTGTAACGCTCACCGCTTGAACCAAAGATACTTTGTCCACGATATGGTTTCCATTTAGTTGTCCCATCTGGACCGACCATCGGTACTCCGGGTGCTTCATCTGCTCCTGCAAGCAGATATCCAAGCATAACAGCATCCGCTCCTGCGACTAATGCTTTAACGATATCACCAGAACTTCGTATTCCCCCATCAGCGATGACCTTTACATTACCGTGTGCTTCTCTAGCAACAGATATGATTGCTCCTAACTGCGGTACACCTACGCCTGTTACCGTACGAGTCGTACATACAGAACCCGGACCTATTCCTACTTTGATTGCATCTGCACCAGCATCAATTAGAAAAAAAGCTCCATCCTCAGTAGCAATATTACCAGCAATAATGTCTACCTCAAACATATCTTTTATTTTCTTAATAAGGTCGGCTACTTTTTGATGGTGCCCATGAGCTACATCTATAGTAATGATAATTTTATTATTATATAAGTTCTGAAAAGCCCATTTTACTTTTTCGATTGACTCCTCAAGATTACGAATTCCTACAGATAGAATTACAGGAGAAATTAACTCAATTTTAAACATTTCCTCCTTTTGTTGTTCCCAAGGTATGAATCTATTTAGAATTCCTAATCCACCTTCTTCATACATAGCAATTGCCATATCACTTCCAGTAACATAATCCATATTTGCGCTGATAATTGGAACTTCTAAATAAAGACCCAAAAAATCATCTTGTGAGAGGTCTATTTCATCTCTAGATTCAATATCAGAATATTCGGGTGCAATTAAAACATCGTCAAATGTTAATCCCCCATAATCAACAAAACGCATTATTTTTCATTTCCCCATAAATAAAGATTATAGTCCAAGTCAAACAATTCCGCATCAATATCGTCTATATCTAAGTTACCACTAGCTAAAACTGCGTGGTAATGGTCGGATACGATTTTAGCGTGCCAAGATTGAGAGGCCACCCAACGTCTAGGTGGCCTCTCCCATGCAATAGCCGCAGCTAATTCTAAGGAACTCACAAGATATTGCCAATCTGGTGTTAAGAGTTTTGATTTACTTTGGAACAAGCGCATTTGGGTCAAGGATAAATGGCTGTCCAGCCGGAAGCAAAATCGTTTGAATGCTTGGACCAAGCTTCGTAATCAAAGTATACTGAATCAATTCAGCGCTCAAAGACTCCGTAACAAGTCGGTTAGACTCCGCTAGTCCTTTAGCTGTCTCAATTGCAGCATTAGCGTTACCTTGCGCTTGAACAACTGCTTGTTCAGCAATAATACGCTTTTGCGCGAGAATTTGTTGTTCAGTTTGGACTTGTTGCTGGGCAACCTGTTTTGCTTCAATTGCTGACGTATATTCAGGACTAAAAGCAATGTTAGCTAGATAAATATCATCAATAATAATATGATACTGCTCTAAATTCGCTTGTAGGTCTGCTTTTGCCCTAGAACGAATTTCATCACGCTTAGCAAGAATTTCACTGACGGAATAGGTTGGTACAACCGTCTTAATATAATCATTAAAAGCAGGGTCCAAAATTTTTCCCGCAAAATCATCACCAACGCGCTGATAAAGGTCAGAGGCAAATGCCCCATCAACATGATAGTTCATAATTCCAGTCAATCGTACTGACTGATATTCGGAAGAAGCGGCATCAATTTCGCTAAATGGATGAGGTTGAACCCGTGTCGTAATCGTGTGAACCACATTTACAAACGGAAGTCGAAAATGCAACCCCGGTGTAAGTGTCTCATTTTGCACAGCACCAAATGCTGTTACGACACCAACCGAGCCTGCGGGAATAATAACAGCCGATAATACTCCAACTAGTGCGAGAATTAAGAAAACAATAGCAACGGAGCCAGTTTTTTTAATCGCCCCGCTTTGGGTCGTGATAACAGCACCTACGACACCAACCAAAGCAAGAAAAATAGCTGCATCAAGAATAATTTGCAAGATATCCACTTTTTCTCCTTTACAAAGAATTTAGGCCGGGAGCTTGTACTTTGCTCCCGGCTGAAATCGACTCCATCAATGTTTAACGTCACATGACATAGACGGGGAGACAATCCTAACGATAGCATTTCCCGATAAGCATCGCTCCTTAAACGCGAAGGAGACACGATGGTTTGTTTTTTACATGGAGCTATAAAACCAATAAACGTTGCTCACTTATCACCAGAGCCAGCATTCGGACTGCTTGAGGGCTATCCGCTGGTGACATCTATACTATATCATAGTGATAGCTATAAGGTCAAGCCGTTTTAGAAATATTTTCCTCTAAATTAATACCATCCTACATTTAAAGAGTGTTGCCAAGCATTACAAGCTGTTCCATACCGACCTTTGATATATTTTAATCCCCATATTACCTGAGTCATAGGATTAGTAAGCCAATCATCTCCAGCAGATGCCATCTTATCGGCTGGTAATGCTTGGGGGATACCATAAGCGCCCGAATACTTATTGTGTGCAGTTGTACGCCATCTACTTTCTCGTGTCCAAAGTCTATCTAAACACCTAAATTGATAACTACCAATTTTAAGAAAAGCATACTCACGAACTTCTATTATTGAAGGTGAAAAAACTCTTTCATCAATTATGGTAATTATAGGCGTTTTGGTTGGTTTTGGACTAATTTCAGGTAATTCTATCGAATATGGAATAAATTCAGTAGCATCGAAAGTTTGATATGGAATTGGTAAATATGGCTTTTCATATATTCTAATTTGTGGATTTTTGTGTTGGATTGGCTTGGATTCACTAAATACTACTGGTTCAAAAGTTATTAGTAAAAAAACCACTATAAAAATAGGGAGCAAACGTAAGTACTTAATAACAAATACCTCCATAAAAGAAAAAGCGAGTAAATTCTGTATCTCAGTACAGGTTATCCACTCGCTCTTTCTAAGCGGTAAAAAACTCCCCGACCTCGTTTTAATCGAGAGAATTTTCCAACCGCTATTAAATTAGCCAAGCAAAGCGATTGTGTTCGATTCTTCCAAATTCCGTCGAATTTGACTGAATTGAGCAGTCGCCTTACTTGGCTACGCGAGTATCCTACCCGTAGTCGGGGCTGTCAAGTGAAGGTTCCTTAATATTGTGGGAAAAATTACCCTCTATCGGCCTATTTTTTCCTTGAAGTTGAGCCTCCTCTTTTGATATAATGTCTATATCAGCCTTCTTGCAACGAACACATACCCAAACTTTGATGCGAATACCTTTTTTAGTTTTATTTCCTAATCTGATAGGAGCTAAACAACATCTACTTCGATAATTATAGTCTAACATTTAATAACTCCGTATTTGCTTAGTATGCTTAGTATGCTACAGTATATGCTCAGGTAATAATAGTATTTCTGTGCACCCCGCTGTCCCGGCAAACCTATTATAACAATGTTAGACCCCCCATGTCAAGGAAAAGTAAAAAGAAATTTTCTTAAAAATTAAGCTTCTCAGGAGGCCCAACAATACCCTATAAAGGAGTGTTAAGAAGTATTCCCTTATGACAAAACCTAAAAAAATCTACGATTATTATACATTAGTTCACAGTCCCCAAAATTCTAGGGCTGTGGGAAATGGGTATGTTCCAGAACAAATCTTAGTTGCCGAAGATTTGCTAGGTAGACCTCTTACTCCTGATGAAGATGTAAGACACGTTAACGGTAACACACAGGATAACAGTCCCAGCAACTTGGTAATTATTTCGTCTAATTCTGACTATAGAACACAAAATTTGATGAGTCCGACGAATAGATTTCAAAAAACTTCAACAAAATCTTTTATTCCTTGTAAATTTCAAAAACCATGTTGGAAAGAGATTCGTGCGCCCTTAGCGCGTAAACATAAGGTGTACCTACCTTACATATGTTCATACCAAAGTGAAGGTGATATCTACAAATGTAACCGTTTCTGGAATTTTCTAGAAGAAATCCAAGAATTAAAGAAGGAGAAAGATAGCATTGACACCAGTAAGGGTTAAAAAAAGTGAAAAATATACTCCAACAGGATTATCTGAAACAATATTTAAGGAAAGGTATACAATCTACCCCGAAGAAACTTGGGATGAGGCATCAATGCGATTAGCTTCTCATGTATCAGGCGCAGAAGATGATTCTATACGTGAAGGTATCAAAGAAGAATTTTATGAGGAAATTGTCACTAATAGATTTATGCCCGGAGGAAGGATTTGGTATGGAAGTGGCAGACCTAGAGCGCAGCTTTTGAATTGTTTTGTTCTTAATACACAAGATTCGAGAGAAGGTTGGGGTAAAACAATACATGACGTTATTGTTATTTCTGGTATGGGCGGTGGCGTTGGTGTCAATGTCAGTCCAATCCGACCTAGAGGCTCCAAAATCCACGGAACTGGCGGAATAGCTACTGGCGCTGTTTCTTTGATGGAAATGATAAATGCTGTTGGTGATGTTCTTGTTGCCGGTGGCGGGCGAAGATTAGCTCTTATGTTAGACCTAAATATTTCTCATCCAGATATGCCGGAATTCTTAGATAAAAAATTAGACCGAAAACAGCTTACGAATGCTAATGTATCTGTTATTATTGATAAAAAAGTAAATACTGAGACTTTTATCAACAAAATTCGAAAGAATGAGGATTTCGATTTAATTTGGGGCAATCAACCAAGTAAAAAAATAAATGCTAAAGAAGTGTGGGATAAGATTGTTTATAATGCTTGGCAATCTGGTGAACCGGGAGTTCTAAATGGGGACCTAGCTAATAGAGAATCCAATATTTGGTATTATAAGCCACTTATCAGTACAAATCCTTGTGGAGAGATTTGGCTGGAAGAGTATGGTTGCTGTGATTTAGGAGCTTTGGTATTACCAAGATTTGTTGATGCTTATGGTAAACTTGATACCACGCAGCTTAGAAAAACTATTTGCACTGCTGTAAGATTTCTCGATAATGTTCTTTCTGTTAATGAATACCCTCTTCCAGAAATACGCGATAATTGCAACAATGTGCGTCGTATTGGTCTTGGCATCATGGGACTTCATTCAATGTTGATAAAAATGGGAATTCCGTATAGCTCTTCATTCGCTCTTGATATGATTGACCAAATCATGGAATTTATTAAAGAAGAAGCATATCAAGCTTCTGTTGACTTAGCAGTGGAAAAGGGACCATTTCCCGCATATGATGAAAAATTTTTAGATTCTGGATTTGTTAAAAGAGCTTTGTCACAACGTATTATTGATGATATTCGTGATAATGGTATTAGAAATTGTGCTATTCTAACGATTGCTCCAACAGGCACTACAGGTATGGTTTCAGATGTTTCAACTGGAATTGAGCCATTATTTGCGCCCGCTTATTGGAGAAGATTTTATCGTCCAACATCCGATGGGTCTAGACAATTGGATAAAGAGTTAGTAATTGACCCTCTTTGGGGTGAACTAGAAGAACAAGGAAAAGATATTGGCGTGCTTGAAGGAGCATACGATATTTCGCCATTCAAGCATTTTGAGATGCAAAGAGTTTGCCAGAATCATATCGATAATGCCACCAGCAAAACCATCAATCTTCCAGAAAACTATTCTCTTGACAATCTATCTGATTTATGGCTTGAGTATTTACCATACTTAAAAGGCGCTACCTTTTATAGAGCCGGAAGTAGAGGAGAAGAACCATTGGAAGCTATTCCCATTGAGGAAGCTAAAAAAATTATATCGGCTGGACATTCTGACTCTGTAGCTGCTACTATAGAAGAACAAAGCATGTTTGATTGTGTGGGGGGTTCTTGTGAGGTAAGAACAATCAATGAAAACTTTCCTGTTGAACAGGGTCTTGTATATGTTGGTTAATGTATGAGAATATTTGTTGGAAGTGATGAACCAATAAATTCCCCGTGGGTTAATCTTGTCTATGAGATGATGGGCAAGGGCGGGCTTTTATTAGATGTTGGCTGTGGAGCAGATTCAAAACTTGATGACCGCTTTATTGGCGTTGATGCTTATGAAGAAAGTGACCAAGTAAATGTCAAAGCTTATATGTGGGATATGCCCTTTCCTGACGAATCTGTGGATGGTATTGTTTGTTGGCAGACTTTAGAACATGTTACAAAATATCATGTTCCACCAACATTACGAGAATTTGCAAGAGTAATGAAGCCCGGTGCAACATTATTGCTTTTAGTACCGGATTTGGAATTTGTGATTCGTGGGTGGCTTAGAAATCCGTCTAATGGCATGGAAATGGACCAAATATTTGGATTGCAGATAGGTCCGGGGCAAGAACATAAGACAGGCTTTAGCCAAAAGATATTAGCTGGTTATATCAACGAAATTCCAACACTAAATTTAAAAGGATTTTATCCTGTTAAGGCTTACACACAATTAAATATCGGCGCAGTGGTGGAGAAGCGTGAATCTTTATGATATTCTAAAAGAGAATAATATCAAGCTAATCGAGAGCAGTCAGGAACGGTGGGTTGCGCATTGTCCTTTTCATAGGGGTGACCGTGACCCATCCTTTACTGTTTATCCGAGTGGGACGTATTTTTGTTTTGGTTGCCATGAGTGGGGAGATGCAGTAAAATTTCTGACTGACTTTAAAGGCATGTCTGACGAAGCTGCGAGGGAATATGTTGGGGAAGATTTTCGATTTCTTAAATCAGATAAAAATACCGTTATAAAGGTTAAAAATTCTACTCAAACATATAAATTTTTATATGGTTGTGCAGAGGAGTATCATCAATTTGCTTTAAAAAGTCCCGGTCCTCTAACATATTTATTTGGGCGGGGGATAACTGCTGATACAGCCATGAAGTATAAGATTGGATATACAGATGGTAAAGTTTTACGTTTAAATTACGCAGAAGAATATAAGTTAGGTCAAGAAATAGGCTTGATAAGCAAAGATGGTTATGAGGCCATGTCTCATCGAATAACTATTCCGAATCTCATTTCAGGGAGTTTGTTATGTGATTTTATGATGGGAAGAACTGTTACGAATGATAAACTAAAATATCTTGGAACAAGGATGCCTAAACCCATTTTTGGTTTTTGGGAAGTTAGGCATTCGCCTATCATTTTTATTGCGGAAGGTCAATTTGATTGGCTGTTACTTCGGCAAAACGGATATCCGGCAGCAGTCGTCGGAGGAACTCATATTACACGGTCAAATCGAAGTTTATTACGCGGAAAGAAGATTGTTATCGTTCCCGATAATGATGCCCCCGGTAAAAGTGCGGCTATTTCATTACAACATTCTCTTGGAGAAGATTCTATTATTCTAGATTATACAAGTCTTGGTGTGAAAGATGTTGGAGAGTTAGAAATGAATGTTGTACAGTGGGAAAAGTTTAAAAAATTAGTATTGGAGCAAACGGAGTGGTTGATTTCATCTATGTCGAAAAGAACCTTACAGACGTTCTTGCCGACTTTGGCAGATACGATACTTTCGCACTCGACTTAGAAACTAGTGGACTTAACCCACTAGATTCTAGAATTCTGTTGTGCCAGATAGGATTTGGTGATAAGCAATATGTCATCAATGTAGGAACGGTGGATTTACATCCGCTTATTCCGTTTTTTGAAAGCCGTAAATGGTTAAAACTTATCCAGAATGCTAAGTTTGAGCAAGCATTTACCCTTAATCATTTAGGCGCAAAAATTAACAATGTTTTTGATACGATGATAGCTGAAGCACTTATTTCTCCCGGCTATGCAAACACAGGTCTGAAGGCTCTAGCAGCTAAGTATGCGGGTGTTGAGCTAGGTAAAGGCATCAGAATGTCATTTACGGAAATTCGGCCTTTAGAAGCCTTTACAGACGAACAGCTATCCTATGCCGCAAATGATGTTGTTGTTTTATTTCCGATTTGGAAAGCTCAAAAAGAAATTTTGGTTAAAGAGGGAATGGAACAAATAGCTGATATTGAGTTCCAACTTACACAAGTTATTGCTGCTATGGAGATAGAGGGTGTTCCTATTGATGTTTCAAAATGGCGTG